CCGGGCGGTCACTGAAGAGTACAACGGCACTGCCTGGAGTGCTGGAGGGAATCTTGCTACGGCCCGCTATGGATTGGCTGGTGGCGGGAACTCTTCCGGGGCTATCTGTGCTGGAGGGTACATCGAGGCCAGCCCATACTATTCTGCTAAAACGGAGGAGTACAACGGCACTGCCTGGAGTGCTGGCGGGAACCTCGGGACGGCACGGGAGGGGGTCTCTGGCGGGGGGAGTGCTTCCTCAGCAGTCTGCTTTGGGGGGACCACGGGCAGCTATCTAGCCACTACTGAAATTTACGACGGCACCGCTTGGAGCAGCAGTTATGGCCTCGGCACGGCTCGATACTACCTGGCCGGGGGAGGGTCCCCTGCCGGCGCTATAAGCATGGGCGGGCACAGCAGCACAGGTTACTCTGCGTTCACAGAAACGTTTACGGACGCCCTACCGGTGCCCCGCACGACCATAATTTGGATTTAGTTAGTAGGTGCCGAGCAGAGGGATGCAAGCCAGGTAGGCCTCTTTCAGCGCCTTCATATCGATGTGGTTATAGACATCGAATGCGTCTTTTTTGCTGTCGCCCCTTAACTCCTTGATGAATTCTCGCTTCATTCCGGCCCGGAGGAGATGGGTGGTGAACCAATGCCTGCAGCAATGCGCACCGAACCGCTCTTCCAGCGGGCCTCCTGGATCATGCAGGCCAACGCGAGTCGCTGCCTTTTCTACGAGCACTGTTAGACCGAAGCCGCCGAGCCTTTCTCCAGTTGATGTGGTAAACAGCGCCCGACTGGCCGACTGCCGCACGGCGAGCCATCGGCGCAATGCGGATTGGGCCTCCCTATCAAAGAATACCATCCGATTGCTTCTCTTTCCGGTTGGCTTGAGCCGGATGCTCATGCCCTCCATATCCACATCAGATACGTCTATTGTCGTAAGCTCACCGCGCCGGATGCCAGTCTTGAAGAGTACTTGCAAGATGGCCTGGTCTCTGGTGCTACACGTTGCGGCAATCATTTCTGCAGCCTGTTGCACGCTGATGATCTGGCGTTTTTCACCATCGGGCTTGTAGGTCCGAAGATACTTTTTTCTGATATTTTTCAGCTCTCCAGCGGAGGGTAGGTCGAGGAATTCGTAAAAGGAAACGAGCGTCACGAATTCCCGCTGCAGGGTAGTGGTCTTGTGCCCTGCCTCCTGAAGATGCCTCAGATAAGATAGGAAGTCGTCATGATCCGCAGCTTTCGGGTCTAGGCTCCGGCCTTTAGTCATATAAATACTTTCGCTAATTGACGTACATAATCTATATTGCATCGATAATAGCCGTTATATGCTATCGCCGCAAAGCATATATAGTGTGCAATGCATACACACCCCATTGGAGATGAATGAAGATGCCAGCCACTGCAGTGAAAATCATAAACGGATCGGAGCACGTTTTCTCAGTCGATGAGGCGGCTCGCCGCCTGAAGAGCCTGGGAATGAAAGTGGGCAGAATGGAGACGCTCGCTGCTCCCTACGAGATTGAGTACCCTTTCGTGGCTGGCGCTGCTGATCGCGAAAAAGAGATGTGTGTTGAGATTCGCGGCACCTATGCGGCGATCTCAGCACTGCAGAAGATGGTGAATTGAGATGGTAAACGAGAAGGAGATCAAGGCAGCTTTCGCGGCTCTGATGGCCGCGCGGCAGGCATTGTATGATGGATCTGAGAAAGAGCTGGCCGCGAAAGCTGCTCTGAAGAGGCGAGAAGCAGCACTGCTGTTAAGCGGCGCCATCATCGGGAAGAATGCCGAAACGAGAGACGCGCAACTGAAAGAGGGCTGCCAAATGGAGATCGGCGTCCTGGACGGTGCGGAGCTCGAGAAGCGCCTCTTACAATGCCGCTTCGACCTGGCTGACATGGTAGTCGATGAAATCAGATGGCGGATCAGGAATGATATAGTCGAGGAAGGAGATTGATCACTTTCGCCCCGCACGCACGGCAAGGCCGCAAGTACCACCAAAAGAATTATGCCCTGAGCCGTTGTATGGCTCAGAAAGAAATATCAGAAGAAGGCCCAGGCTCAACCTCCAGCTTTCCAGGGCGCGAGGGAAGAACCCAGGCTACAGAGGATAATGCACGCTAGACATATCAGTCTTGCGCTGCATGCATCTCGTAGCCCGTCCTGGCCTTCGGGACGGAACCATGCTTGATGAGATAGACTTAAAAATTTTGGAGATAGTAAAACGGCTATCCGGTGCTCCGAAAGCAGAGATCTTGAAACGCTGCAAGATAGATCGGCTACCGAGCACCATTGGCCGCCGCATAGATGCACTGGATGTATTGGGAGCAGTAATCCAGGATAAGGCAAAAGAAAAAGGCCGAGTTTTTGTATCGATTACCCCCTATGGCCGGGAAGTCCTGGCCGCGGGACGGAACCGCTGCCCAACCAAGGAGGCCGAGCAGCAATGAGTGTTGATTCTGCTTCCACAAAAACTTTTCCCATAATCTTACCAGAGTGCCGCGGCTGCATTGGCATATTAGAGGCAGTAGGCCGGGAGAACGGTGCTGCAGTCGCCAATATCGGTGGCCGAAGTTATGAGGTGCCTGATACTCTACACGCCGAGCTGCAGGACCTCGTGGGCGAGAGAGTCATCATCGCTTGCATAGCTGGCCAGATCCGGGCAGGGAGGCGGAGCACATGAAGAAGCGCTCTCGCGGCCAGATCCTCCTGGCAATTCTCGATCTCCTGGCCGCTCAGGATCGGCTGAAGACAGAGATCGTCTATCAGGCGAATCTCAACTTCAGGACGATCGACCGCTATCTGGAGAAGCTCGTAGAGGCCGGAAACGTGAGCTGGAACGAGCGGACCAGGATGTGGTACCTGACCGAATCAGGCCGGGAAGCTGCCTGCCACCTGCGAGAGATCGAGGCGATTCTATGAGGGCCTTCATCTACGCAGTAGGCTTCATTGCAGGTGCCTTCGGCCTCTGGCTACTGACGCTCTGCCTCAGTATCCTGGCCGGCGCGGTCGAGCTGTCCATTTCGGGCAGCTTCACAGGAAACGGCAATCAGTCGCTGTTTTTTACGGGCGAGAACGTCTCGGCCTTCTGGAATGGCAGCAATCTAAGTGTCTCGGCGGTGAGTGACGCATGAGCCCAATCGAAGACCGGCTTGCCGCGACATTGCGCGCGGGAATTATTTCGGGCGGATCTCACGAGGAACGACAGATCGCAGAAAGACAGGTAGTCGAGGCGATACAAAGGATCAGATCGCTGGAGAGAGAAGCACAAGAATATCACGATCGCAAAGAAGAGTTGGCGGCGCACATCGCCGAGCTGGAAAAGGCAATACTTGCGAGACTGCTCGATGTTCCTGAGGAAGAACGCGGCGGGATTGCATTTGTGATATCGGTTGGATGCCATCTTGAGAAATTTGCGAAGTCGTGGCGATCGTCTGCCTGGCAGATCACTGAAGAACGAAAAATCGCACTGAAGCAAGTGATATTCACGTTGCTTACGGGCGGCCAGCCGGAGGAAGATTTGCAGTGGGATGCGCGAGCAATTGCGATTTTCAGGGACATGCTCGCCGAAACGGAGGCCCGACAATGAGCCAGTACCGAGGCGCGAAGGGGCCGGGATACCGAGAGGCTCCGAGCGAACGGGAACGGTTCTTCGAGATCGATGAGAGGATATGGCTGCGCCCGATATCAGAGCGCCGTCTGACATGGGCCGCTCGGAAGAAGCCGGGATCTCCGGGCAGGAGGGATCTATGAGATCCATTCTCGCGCCCTATCGTGGTCGCCGCATACGGGTAGCCGCAGAGGTGGCAGGAGTATCCCGAAAGGGCTTCGTGATCCTGACGAACGTCCAGGTTCCGGGTGGCTCGCTGCCGTACTGTTGGATCCCTCTGCGGGAATTCGTCCCTGGCCGGGCCGTGCCTGGCCTGTGGGTGCCCTTCGAGGCTGAAGTCCGGAGCTACCACCATGCAGCCGACAATAGCCGAGATTTTGGACTGTTCGATTGCCATGAGGTAGAGCCATGAACGCCGCTTCCACGACTGGAAACTCACTGTACGAAGAAGTTTTGGCGGATCGAGACCGGCTGCTGGAGGAGATCGCGAAGCGGGATGCCAAGATCCAGGAATACGAGCGCGGGCTCGGCCTGGCCGCGGACATGATCATGTGCATATCCCAACTGAAGGGGGTCGAGTGATGACGGCGCTTGATGCCTTTTCGCTGACTCCTGCTGAGTGGGAGGATGTGGAGAGCAGCTACGAAGCGGTTGATGGACTGCCAGCGGAGGAGATGCTGGTCCAGCTCCTCCACAACACCACACAGGAACAGCAGAAATGGCTGGCATTAGGGCTCATGGTTGGGCGGGCGAGCAGATGAATTCAATAGGCTGGTGCGACCTTACCATCAACCCAATCACCGGATGCCGGAATGGCTGCAAGTACTGCTATGCAGAGCGATTTGCCAAGCGTCTTGCAGGCCGGGCTGGATACCCTGCCGAAGACCCATTCCAGCCAACATTCCATCCCGACAAGCTTGAAAAGATTCGCAAGCTCCGGGGCGAAGGCAAGCGGGTCTTCCTCTCCAGCATGGGGGACTGGTTCTCAGAGGGTGTCGAGGCCGAGTGGGTACACAAAGTCCTTGACGCGGTCGATGCGGTGCCGCAGCACCATTTCCTGGTGCTCACCAAAAAGCCAGAGCGCATTCTCGATACTTTGCACTGCCGAGACCTGCCGCCTAACCTCTGGCTAGGCGTTTCTGTGACCTGCCGGGCAGACCTCTGGCGGATCTCGGCGCTGAAAGATTCCATTCCACAAGCAACAAAGCGCTTCGTCAGCTTTGAGCCCGTCCTAGGGCCGATCTATCTTCCAGGCCAGAAGCTTGGTGGCGTCGATTGGGCTATCATCGGAGCACAGACCGGACCAGGAAAGGCAGAACCAAAAGCACAATGGGTCAGTGACATTTGCTGGGCGGCTGATGTCACTAACATTCCGGTATTTCTGAAGAAAAATCTGCTACATATCGTCGGAGGGCCGCTCAATTTTCCGCCAAGAAACGCGCCACTAAGGCAAGAGTTCCCGGAGGTGCTGCTATGAGGATGCGAATCGAGCAGCCCGTCCGGATCTGGCTCGGCCCGCTCATCTATTTTCCGAAGCACTATGTGCCCAGGCGGGATGAGATTTGGCAGGCCGGAAAAGCGCTGTACAGGAGGACGCGGAAATGATGCCATGCAAGCACGCAATTCCAGACGGGGACCATGACCACTGTCGCCTGATGGACGTGCCATGCACCGGCAGCTATCCAGGGGTGATTTTCGGACCGGATGAGCAGGACTGCTATGAGCCGCTATGCCTATGGGAGGCTTACCAAGCGGATCAGAGCTACGAGAAATGCTGCACCTGGCTGAAGCATCGGGCCTGGATGAAGCTGGAGGGGTGCGAATGAAAACCATGAAGCAGCGCCTCCATGACGCGCTCACGACCGAAGGACAGAGCTACGCAGAGTTGGCCACAAAAATCGGCGGCAGCCCGTCGGTATCCGCCCTGAATAAAAACCTCCGGAAACTGGAGGCAGACGGGCTCGCGGTCTGATGCCCAGCCGAGCGCGGTAGATTTTCGGGCAACAAACCCGTAGATCGATTGCGCCGGCCAAGAGTGCTCTGGAGGCTGGCATGAACTCCTGGCAGCGCGAGAACCCAGAGGAGCGTCTCCGCGAGCTGGTGGCTGAGAGGAACTACCACCTGAAAGCGCTGGAGCACATCGAGAGCCAGATACGGGAGCTGCGGGCGAGCAAATGACATGCGATAGCTGCCCACACAACGCAGGGTGTAGCGAATGTGTACTCGATCCACACCCAGACCACATGACAATCTACTGCCGATTATGGGGCTGGAAAGATACCGAATGCTTCTGTCCCGGAAAGGAGCGGGAAGCATGACCGGATGCAAGACGCCCGGCTGCTTGACTCATCCGGAGCTGTGCGAAGGGCGGAAATGCACTACTAGAATCACCCGTTATCTATTTATACCATACATACATACATACATCCATGCCAAGAGAGGCAGATACGGTGAACGTGCATCTTCGGTTCACCAGGGCGGAACACAAGAAACTGGTGAAAAAGAAGGATGCCGAAGGCTTGACTTGGGAAGAGTATGTACTCAAGGTGGCCGGAATAGAAGAAATCGAGTAACGAGTAATTGCCTACCAAGTACTTGCGATACAAGGCAGGCAGCGGTTAGGTGCGATATGTTAACGATACTGGAAGCTATAAATAGCTTATCGGAGGCCGCTTTATGAGCCGCTTCCATGAGGAGTTCTTCAGGCAAGGTAGTCCTGTTCACGATGCCCTAATGATTAAGTGTGTATCTGAAGAGGGTATAAACGAAATAGTAAATCAAATAGGCTTGCGTGGATGGTTATTAGATGAGATCGCAAAAAGACAACAAGAAGTCGTTGTCTGTTCACACGGGCAAGGGCATTCTGCACATCGTGGAGATCATGCGCCGAAAACCGAACTAAGAACTTTTTGGACTGATTACCTGTGTAATGAACGTGCCACAGAAAGGTGTTGCAGCTTAAAAGATGAATGCAAAAACGTAGATACTTGTAAGTGGTTTTTAGAAGGACAAAAGGCAATGTCCGTTTGTATAAAAGAGATTCCATTTATCAAAGGATTTACGAGCACTTTCGAAACTGAAGTCATAGTTAACAATGGAAATTTCATCGTCGGATATGCCGACGCCATTGTTAAAATCAAATTCCAAGTATTATCCGACGCAGAGATAGGCCCTGAATGGATCTGGAGGGGATATTCAGAGTCCACTTATGATGTAGCACTCTTAATAGAGGCAAAACCAAAACTCAATAGCGTGGGCGATACGTTGAGACAACTAAAAACGTATCGTTCGCTTGTCGGATACAAGATAGGGTGCGTTTTGAAACCTGTAATCGTGACATATTCTAAATTGGACAAGGCCACGGTAGATTTTATAGGCAATGAGGATGTTTTGGTAGCGACTTTTTCAGAGGGTGCAGCATAATGGGCGCCACTATCATTTTTGCCCTGCATACGAGGCATAACATCCACTCTGCTAATTGGTGGAGGGTCGCTTAGTGATGGTTGCCCCGCTCACCGCTCCGACGATTGAAAGCCTGTCAAATCAAGCACTCTTAGAGAAGGTTGTAGAGCTGCAAGCAGAGGTAAAGCTCCTCTGGCAGGCAATCGAACGGCAGGGCGGGGACATCGCAGACCACGGCAGGAGAGTCAAGGCACTGGAGAGCCTGCCCAGGTCGGCACCCACATCAGCCAAGATTCATGAGCGCAAGCTGAAGCGAGTGGACGATCTGCTGCGCGCTCACAATAATCAGCCGATGACGTTCGCCGATATGGGAAAATTGTTAGGGTACAAGAAAGAGACGCGAAAGCAAAACATGACTCACCTGCACCACACGTTCAAACAGTATCCAGATCGTTATGAAGTCCGAGATAGTAAATTGGGCGGAAAGACGGTCAGACTTGTGCCTGAGTATTTAAACCACTTACTAAAAGGAGGGGAGTAAAATTTTACCCTTTACCGTAAAGCAGAGATATAGTATACTCTTTATCTTTAGTATAATTATTAGCAAGTTACTTACTCTTACTCAAAGTAAGATACAGTCTAAAATCCTCGATTTTACGGGGATTCGTACAGAAATGAGTGAATCCCACCTTGTGCATCCCCTATACATAAGCACAGAGGTAAAGGGTAAAATTTTACCGGGTGTTTAAATGGACCTCACTAAACTCTTGGCGTTGGAGAAATCCTCAGAAAAGCTCCAGGAACTTCCTGAAGATTTTTACACAAAAGCACAAAAACAGATCTTAGAAGCCAAGTCGGAACTTATTGGAACCGACTCGGAAGGAACTGAGGCCGAATTACTTCGGTGGAAAATCAATTCCGATCAAAGAGCACTAGCCGGGATCTTCAATAAGCGACTATCCAAAATCCTGAAAAGCGCCACGGCAGCCGCATTGAAAAGCGAGCCGAAGCAGGACAAGAACAACCTTCGGGGTAAAGAGGTAAAATTTTACTCATCGGTTTATGAGGCCATCCGGGAAGCTTCTAAGGAGATTCAATGATCACCATCCTTACCCCCGACCAAATCGCCCTCATGACCCGCATTCTACAGCGGATCAAGGCATCGCATCGCAAGCCGAGCACCATAGAAATGCGCCTCGCTCTGAGGGCGAACGACATGGAGCTGCCTCTGGAAGACCTGAAGGAGTGGCTGGCCGAGCACGAGAACGACCCGACCCCGGTAGATCCGAGAGGGGTAAAGTTCACTACCAAGCCCGCGACCGCTATCGATCCGGGCGTAGATGAAGAAATGAAAGGAGTTGAAAAGAATATGGCAGGAAATATCGCAACCGTACCGACAACGCAAAAGAACTGGATGGAGATCGACGACGAAAACAGCAGCGCCGGATACATCAAATTCAATAGCGGTGACAAGAAGATTCTGAAGGTGGTCAGCAATCCAATAGCAGGCCCAATAGACTTCAAGCAGCCGGACGGCACCATGAAGACAAACTTTGGCCTCCAGATCGATGTGATGGAAGGCGACAACCCTGAAATCAAGAACTGGAAAGTCACCTCAAAATCGGTGAGGGACCAGCTCAAAGGCATCTGCAGGAACTACGGATTAGGGCCAAATCTGGCAGGATCGGTGCTCCGAGTGATGGCCAACGGGGACGGCCTGAAGCGGACCTACTTCGTTGAGCTTCTCCAGAAGCCTGGTCAGGCTGCTCCTCAGCAGCCCGCTCCACAGCAGGCCGATCCGGGCCAGCAGTGGCTACAGGGGCAGATGCAGGGAGCCGCGCCGGCGGGGGCGAGATAGATGTCTCTGGCAGACGACATGGCGCCAGAAGATTGTATAGAAGCATGCGCCGAAACGATAGAAGAAAACTTGAAAGCCGTCCTGGCTAACATGCCAGACCAGAACGACAGTCCACAGGACGCAGCCAAGAAGTACACCATCCTGGGAAAGTGCTTCCGGGCAATCCGGAACTACACGAAAGAAGCCCTCAAGGCTACACAGATGGGCCAGGACTCGGCGGCCTTCCTCCTATTGGAAAACAAGAAGCACAGACCACTGGACGAGTTCGCGGACACGGTAGAGATCTCCATTGATGGAGGGTCGAAAGTGAAAACCACGTTGCAGAACTTTGAGCGGGTGACTGGGGCCGTGCAGAGAGATCCTGGCCTGGCACAGGAGGCGGAATGAAAACTGCCTCCTGCAAAGCCAAGGGCCGCCGCTTGCAGAACAAGTTGGCGGCAGACCTCCGAGAGGCGCTCGGCTTCTCGGAGGCCGACATCAAGCCTGCTCTGATGTCCGAGAACGGTATGGATCTCAAACTCTCGGAGGCAGCGAGAACGATCTTCCCCTTCGCCGTAGAGGCCAAATCCCGCGAATCTCTGCCTCTGTGGGCATCAATCGCTCAGGCAGAGGAAAACGCGAAATCTGAAGGGCTCAGGCCCCTCCTGGCCTTCAAACGGAATGGGTCCGGAGTCTATGTGGCAATGCGGTGGGAAGATTTCTTGAAGCTGGCAGGAAAAGCGAAGGAGGCGACGGCATGAAACCCACTGTGGCAGTGATCACGCTCGATGTGAGCGCCTACGGCACAGTCCAAGCTGAAAAACTCTTGCGGATATTCATTAAATTTTTCCGAGAGTGCACAACTTTCAAAGGAAATATGAAGGGACATATTCTGTATGAAGAGGAGATGGAATGACCTTAATCTCCTGCATGTGGATGAGGCTCAACACGGAGGCCGCCAAGATCGGAAAGGCGGCTATTGTCTGCACGTACGACGACGAGAACGGGTGCGGGCTCTGTCTGGAAAAATGGAAACGGGACGCTTGCCCCTGCGCGGATGAGGTGATCGATTGAAGGCCTCCACTATGAAGGCCTTCTTGGAGGTCATGGAGCCAGGAAAACTCATCACTGTTCGACAGTGCCGAGAACGCATGGATGCGGGTGCTGAGCTGACCCGAAAGCACCTGGATGAGCTGGTCGCAGCCGGGCTGGTGGATCGGGTAGTAATCGAATATCCCGGTGTGAAGCATCGCCCACAGAAGCGGGCGAAAGTGGGCTACGTCCTCTGATGGAGGAAAGTATGAAGCTGGCCGCATACGTGAAGAAAAATGCAAATAGTTGGGGGGGCAAGGCTGCTTCTCGCCCACCTCGTCCTGTCTCATCGGGCGCTCAGATGATACTCGATTTCATACGTACTGAGCGGCCAGAATCTTCTCTGGAGGTAGCCGAGGCGCTAGGGCTGAATCTCCGAGCAGCCCAAAACATGATGAACAGAATGAAAAAAAAAGGAATGATACGGGTCGTAAAGAAGTGGGAAACGTGTGAGAGTGACTCTCAGGCAACTCCGAAAGCGAATAATAATATTGGGAGGTAATAATGTTAGTGTCAGAGCAAGCATCCGAAAAGGTTGAACTCGCTGACCATCGGCCAGGGGCATCCACTTTTCCAGGGACGCCCACGAGCGGCGGATGGGTCCCAATTCTTTCACAACCCAAAGAAGGAGGGCGTCCGTTCATTTCTGACTGGATTTGCCCGAAGTGCAAATGTCTGACAGGAAATTATAGGTTCTGTCCAAAATGCGGCCTTGAAGTGAAGGCCGAGCCGCGAATCAAGCCGACTGAGCCGTTTCCGAAAGGCAGACGAGTATATCAATATTATAATTGGGAAGATGCCGAATATGCCGGACCGAACGATAGACCTCGATCTATGGGCTCCAGGAGCGGCCCAAAAGCTTCCAAAAATCACAGTCACGCCCGCCGGCCTGCGAATCGAGGGCGAGCCGAAAGAGTTCGATAGGCTCTGCTTGATCCTCGGCGGCTGGCTGAAATAATTCAAGATGATACCCTATATACCGGCTGCCCGCATGAAGAGCGGATCTGGAACATCTGCCGCGAGATGGGCAGCCTGATAGTCACCTCTCGTGACCGGCCTGGCTGGGTTCTTCTTCTTTGGCGGATCTCCCTCCAGCCTATTCGTGATATACAACCCGGTCAGCCCGTTCCTAATTACACAAAATGTTATCAAATGGATTGATTCAATGAATGGCAAAGAAGTGCTCTATCTGTTCGCATCGAAATCATGATCAGATAGACCAATTAATTGTCCAAAAAACACCATATCGCACCATAGCAGAAAAATTCAAAATCAAAGCCAAAGACCCGGTACAAGCGATCAAAAATCACGTGCGATATGGGCACATCTCGAAGCAGATCCAAAAAGCTCAAGAAAAGGTCCAAGAATCCGAGGAGGTCAGACAAGGGCTGGAACTCGGAGCGTGCGCCAAAGATATCTATGATCTCTCTATGGGGGCTGCCAAGCTGGCAAAAGAGAAGGACCTTCGGGCATTTGGCGGTTGCATCGGCCCGGCAATAAAGGTCTTGGAGCTTCTCAAGCCCGGTGAGGGAAAGCAAGACGAACCATCGAAAGAAAGCGGCTTCATGGCCGGATATATGAAGCGTGCAGCGGAAATTTATGAAAAGCCCCAGAGCCCGCCGAATTGATAAGCCCGCATTCGTCTGGAAACCTCCGAGCCCAAAGCAAGAAGAGATCCTGTACTGGTGGACTCCGAACAGTCCGTACAAAGATCTCGCATATTTCGAGGCAGAAGGCTCTGTCAGGTGCGGGAAAACCGCGCTTGCTGATTTCTCCTTCACGAATTGGGCCTCATATAACTATGATCAGGAAGAGTTCGCGCTCTGCAGTAAGACCATCGGCACGGCGATTAGAAATCAAGTTCGCCCTCTCATGAAAATGCTCTCGGTCGAGCCGAGTTATCAAGTAAAATTCACACGAGGTCGAGAAGAGGGCTCACATCTCATCGTCTATCAAAAAGAGCTTGACCACGAAAACATCATCTGGATCTACGGCGGAAAGGACGAGGCCAGCCAAGACTTGATCCAGGGAAAGACTCTAGCAGGGATCCTCTTCGATGAGCCTCCCCTGATGCCCCAGAGCTTTATAAATCAGGGGCTTGCGAGGCTGTCTGTTGAAGGCGCAAAGGCGTGGTTCCTGAACAACCCAGAGACTCCGACTCACCCCCTTTACGTTGAAACCCTGGACCCATTCCAGAAAGAAGGGAAGCTCCATTTCATTCATATGGTGATGGATGACAATCCGGCCCTCTCGGAAGAGGCCAAGGCAAGAATCAAGAGTCAATGGCCCGTTGGATCTGTCCTCCACAAGCGATACGTGCTCGGACTGAGAGCAGCAGCGGAAGGGCGGGTATTCAGCTTTTTCGACGAATCACTGGAAGCCGGATTTGTTGTAGAAAAGGTTCCGGAAAACTACACGATGTATCTCTGCGGGTTAGATTATGGTATCTCAAATCCCTTCGCCGCTCAACTATGGGGCCTGGCCGGTGGCGTTTGGTACTGCCTGCGAGAGTTCTATTGGGACTCTGCGAAAGAACGCAAGCAGAAAACCAATCCAGAGTATATCGAAGATCTGGCCCGGCTTTGTAATTGGAATGGCGAACGAAAGGCACCAGCAAAGATTCTCATACCTCCAGAAGAGCCCGGATTCCAGCGAGAAATAAAGCAATCCAAGCACCCTCATCTCTTCAATGTCCGAGATGCAGATAATGCCATCATGCCGGGTATCGAGGATCTAACGACGCTTCTGAGTCTCGGAAAATGGAAGATCTACCACAAGTGCGAGAAGACAATTTTGGGCATCAATGATCTGCTCTGGGATGAGAAGAAACAGAAGCAAGGCGTAGACATGTTCATGAAGGGTGGATCTGGGAGCCCCGACCACGCGGCAGATTGTTCTCGATACATTGGGCGCGAGGCCGCGAGAATACTGAGACAAATGAGATTATTGACATGAGCAGAGAAAAGGCGAAAGACATCCTTACTCGATCGATTAACGATATAGAGGCAGGCACGCCTTCGCGAATCATTGCATCATTCTTAAAAATAGCTATTGACATTCTCGAAACGCCAGAGGATAGATGATCAAGAACTTAGACGCAGCACTCCAGCTCGGCAAGCCCTGGCCGCCAGCGTCCGAGGTCCAGCGGCTACAGACTTACGAGGAGAACGAGAATCTCTTCCTGGGAGAGCACACAAAGGTCTTCAGAGTGCTCCTCAACCTGTTCTCTTCTCACACCGCAGAATATAATAAGATAATTATAATTCTAAACTGGCATAAGCGCCTCTCGACACTCTGGGCAGACTTCCTCTTCGGAGAGCAGCCACGGGTCACAGTGTCCGATGATCCCGAATCCGTCGAGCAGAAGTATGCAGATGACTTCATCGAAAGAAACCGCTTTTGGCTCCTACAGCACTCTCGACAGATCGATGTCAGCCGCTTCGGACATGGCATCATCGAGGGCTACTACGACGATGGCTGCAAGCTGCAGGTAGTGCATCCGTCGAAGTACTTCCCGATTGGAGACAGCTTCGGCAGGGTCCAGGCCCACATGATAGCCTGGTCGGAAGAGCCTGAGGTTGTGGATCATATCAAGCAACGCCGCCTTTTCTGCCGTATCCATTGGCCGGGCAGGATCGAGGGCCGAGAATATCTGCTCTCCTCATCCGGTTACATCATCGCCGGGCCGGAGAATATACAGATCACGGATACGGGTATCGATGAGCCGCTTGTATCTGTGGTCGAGAACCTGGCCACCAGCTCAGGCGGGCTCGTAGACGATTACCACGATCTGGACAGCCTTCTCAAGCGCATGGAGTCCCGGCTCACCAGGGTAGGCCGAATCTTGGATGTGCACAGCGAGCCGTTGCTGGTGTTGCCGGAAGATTCAGGCGCATTCACGAAAACAGACACGGGGGCCGTAATCTATGACAGCAAAAAGAAAGTGCTGGAGCGCGTCAAGGGCGCGGCTGACCCTGGCTATGTGACATGGGAGGGCCAGCTTACCGCCGCCTTCCTGGAGTTCGAGACCGATCTCAAGCAGCTCTATGCACTCTCGGAGACTTGTGAGGCGTGCTTTGAGCCCGCGAAGGCCGGTGCCCAGGCGTCGGGGACGGCGCTCAGGCTCATGCTATTTGTCCCTCTGAAAAAGGTAGATCGACTCAAGCTCACCGCAGATCCGACCATCCGGGCCGAGCTGAAGACCTTTACCGACTTTGAGAAGGCGCGGGGATTCAGCGGATCGGTGCCGCTACAAAGCGTTTCTATCATGTGGCAGGACGGGCTTCCTGAGGATTTCAACGAAACTGTGCTTAATGTGTGCAGCCTCAAGGATAGAGGCCTGATTACTGACGAAATGGCCTTCAAGATGCTCTACAAGCTGGAAGGCAAGGCGCTGACTGATGCGGTGGCAAAGCTGAAGAGCGAAGCACAGGCACAGCAGCAGGCCGCACCGGCAGCACCGACGATAGAGCTGCCGCCCATGAACAATGAGGAATAGATGGCTGAGAAAGGCCCGCTTTCTGATGCTCAAGCCAAGCGCCTGATAAAATTGTACGGGGAAGCGGAAGCCGAAATCCTGAAGGAATGCAACAGGCTTCTGCTGAAGAACCCTGAAAGCTATTCGTTGGCGTGGCAAAAGACCGTCCTCGCCAGGGTCCAGCAGATCCGAACCGATCTCCTGAAGGGCTCGCGGGATTGGTGCCAGGAGGCTATCCCAGACAGCTACATGAAAGGCGTTGCCTGGGCCGATGCCGATCCACTATCTGGCCAGAAAGTCATGGCTGGATTCGGATCGATACACCAGCAGGCTGTAGAAGCTCTGGCAGACAATGCATACAGCAGGCTCCAAGATGTCAACAACGTTGTGGGCCGTAGAGTTGACGATGTTTTCAGGCAGGTAGCACTTGAGCATGCAAAAGGCAGCGTCATAGGCTATCAGACAACTCGCCAGGCAGCAAAGAACATCCGAGAGGATTTGGCGAAGAGAGGCATTACTGGCTTCGTGGACAAGGCAGGCCACGAATGGGATATGCGCCGATATGCGAAAGTTCTGGCGCAAGAGACTACGAACCAGAGCTTCAGGCAAGGCACAATCAACCGCTTTCAGGAGAAAGGCCATGATCTCGTCAGACTCTCCAGCCATTCCGGATCCTGTCCAAAATGTTCTCCTTGGCAAGGCCGGACTCTGAGCCTATCTGGCAGTGATCCTGATTATCCATCTGTCGAGGAAGCAAGAGCGGCAGGAATTTTCCACGTTTCGTGTTTGCATATTCTGTCGTTAGCCCCGGAAGAAAAGGATCGTTTTCTCTCGACCCTAAAAGGCGAGCAGGGTGAAGAGGCCCGTCAAGCAATGATAGATAAGCTCGCCGCCAAAGCAAACCGATAAGCAGAGACACGATACATATAAATAGTAAGCTACCAATTATCACAGGCTGGATAGGTTCGCTACCGAAAAACCACTTTCGCGGGTGGTCTTCCAGCTATCGATTCCGCGAGACACGGCGCGAGGTGTATTAGTGAGCAGAGTTCGTTTCCACATATCAAAAGAGTGGTTGGTAGACCACTATATAAACCAGAAGTTGAGCTTGAAAGAGTGCGGCAATCTTATCGGTTGCGGAGATCGCACCATCATGCTCAGGCTTATAGAATATGGCATTCCTCGAAGAGGGACGGCAAGAGTTCCGGGCAAATGGGGAAAGGGTGCTGATAAGTATTTAGATTCTGATTGGCTTCAGCATAACTATATTGATCTGAAAAGAGCTGCCCCCGAATTAGCACACGAGGCCGGCTGTTGTAAATATACAATCTTAAAGTGGCTAAAGCATTATGGAATTCCGGCCCGCATTAACGGGGAAGCGCAGAGAATATCACCAAAATCACATGCTTGCAAATCTGGTCCTCTGAATCCGATGTTTGGACGAACCGGTTCTTCAAGCCCAGCATTTGGAAAAATTCATCGTGCTATCGGAGCGTGGTACCTAAACCCATGGACTGGAAAAGAGATCTGGTTAAGATCTTCCTGGGAACGGCGGGTCGCTGATTACTTATTTGGACAGGGGATCGAGTGGATTTATGAGCCAAAGACTTTCAGAATGGGCGAGATAACTTATACCCCTGATTTCTATTTACCGAAAGAGAATAAATATATAGAAGTCAAGGGTTGGATGCCGGCCAAATCAAAGCTTAAGATAGATACGTTCAATCGTTGGCACCCCGAAATATGCTTAGAGATCTGGGACTCGAAAAAGGTCACGGATTTGGGTATTTTAAGTATGCGTGACACGAAAATTAAGTTAGAATTTTAATCTTTTTCATCCTTTCCAATTATCTTTTCAAAAGCACAACCAACGCGATGGAGCTGAAATGACAGGCGAGGATAAGTACCAGAATGCGAGAGATGTCGCAGAAGAGCTGTTCGGATATTCTCCATGCCTTCACTGCAAGCGGTTTGTCCAGGACATTATGGGCGAAGATCACTGTCAAGCATTCCCAGATAAAATTCCGAATGAGATCTTCATGGGAAAGCACCTGCATAAGGAGCCTTACCCAGGAGATCACGGGATTCTATTTGATTCCTCTGATTAGAATCATTTGTTTTAACAGTTTGTAGCTATATCATCAAGTTTTGTCTCTTTGAATGCCTCCAGCTGGGAGCTGGGTACATTTCTTTTTGCCACTTTCGCATAGCGGCTATTGCGATCGGCCTGTAACCGATTTTTCAGGAGTTCGAGTCTCCTAAGTGGCTTTACGGCAACCGTCCCGGTTCGATTTGGCGGGAGATTTCTATGGCAGATTCAGGCAATAATCAACAGACCGGAGCAGGCGACGCTTCGGGAGCTGCTAACCAGCAGCAGACCACACCGAAGACCTTCACGCAGGACGAACTAAATTCAATTCTCGCGAGAGAGAAGCGAGACAATGAAGCCAAAATGGCTGACCTGAAGAAGAAGGCGGATGAGTGGGATAAGCAGCAAGAAGCAACCAAGAGCGAGATACAGAGAGAGCGGGACGCCAGGACGAAGGCAGAAGCCGAAAGGGACTCTCTGAAGCTCTCCAGAGATCGCGAGAAATGGCAGGCCAAGCACGGGAAGAAGAACAATATTCCCGATTCCGATTGGGACCGTCTCAGAGGTTCCACGGAAGCTGAGATCGAAGAGGATGCAAAGGCCTGGGCCAAGTCCAGAGGCCTCGACAGAGCGGGCGGGCCGACTCCGAAAGGAGGCTCAGGAGCCGCCAGAGATCCATTCAACCAGGCTTTCCTCGATGCAGTGGGCAGAGGAGGCCGATAACTGAGGTGAAATCCTATGGGAGATTACGATAAATACATTTCACGGTCGGATGCAAGCACGTACTTGCTTCCGGACCAGCAAAGCAAGGAGATCATCGAGGCGTTGCCAACCCAGTCTTTCTGCCTTGGTAAGATGAAGAAGCTGCCGCCCATCAACGCGGCCACTTTCAAGATCCCGATGATGAATGCGTTCCCAAGCGCATATTTCGTGTCGGAGGTAGCCGCAGCCAGGGGGGCAACAAACATCAAGAAGACTACCGACATGGCCTGGTCTGGTGTGACCATGTACATTGAGGAGGTCGCGGTAATCGTGCCCGTTCCAGAATCGGTTATTGCCGACATGGCAGCTCAGAACTTCGACCTTTGGGGCATGGTCAAGCCCAGGCTCATAGAGGCTGCTGGAAAGCTCATCGACCAGGCAATCCTCTACGACAATGCCGGTAGCATCGCTCCCGCAAATTGGCCAGACGGCATCGTCACCCAATGTGCCACCCAGAGCAACACGATCGATGTCAGCTCTCAGATCGGGGCAGGACGGACATTTGCCGACATGTACGATGGCATTCTCGGCGACAGTGGCCTTTTCAGCCTGGTGGAGCAGGATGGCTACCTCGTGAATGGGGCGCTGGCTGCAATCTCCATGAAAGGAAAGCTCAGAGGGCTCAGAGATGCCAATGGCCAGCCGATTTTCACCACGGACATGAAGCAAGCCAACCGCTATCTGCTCGACGGCGCACCGCTGGACTTCCCCAACAATGGGGCATTCGATCCGGCAACCGCTCTGTTGGTGGCAGGAGACTGGTCTCAGGCCGTGTACGGCATTCGCCAGGACATCACATGGAAGATCGCTACCGAGGCCAGCATCCATGACAGCTCCGGAAACCTGGTCTACAATCTCTTCCAAGATGATATGGTGGCTCTCAGGATGGTCATGAGGATGGGCTGGGCGCTGCCGAACCCCAAGAATCTGGTGAACGAGACGGATGCCACAAGATTCCCGTTCGCTGCCCTGGTGCCATAGGTGGGAACATGGCTTGGTATCCCGTCCCAAAAGCAGCATCGCCTTTTCAGGGCGATGCTCCCGGCGCCACCCTGGGCCAAATAGCCGTCCAGACGATCACCGCACCAGAAGCCGCGGATGACGACCAACTGAAAGCAGCCACGGCGACATCTGCTTCAGTGGTCACGAACATCACTACCTTCCTCGCTCAGCCCGACGTACCGCGGGCTATCCGACTCACGCTCGGCGGCACTGCAGGCGACATAAAAGCCTGTAATATCACGATCACCGGCGTGGATGCGGCAGGTGATGCGCTCACCGAGAATATAGCCATCACAGCCGACACCGCGGGAGTCTATGATGGCGCGAAGGCATTCAAGACCGTCAGTAGTGTGAGCATTCCAGCGCAGGATGGTGCAGGCGTCACCGTGAAGGTAGGTGTGAACGAGAAACTGGGGCTGGCCGACAAGCTGGCTTTCAATTCAGTGCTCTTCACGACCCTAAACGGCGCTAAAGAAGGCACTGCGCCCACGGTGGCGACATCGAGCAGCGTCCTGGCATCCAACACCATCGATCTGAATAGCGCGTTGGATGGTCACGATGTGAAAGTCTACTATCTGCTGCCCTGAACATGACCGACATCGATGCATATGTGCAACCCGCAGCGGCGGCTACTTGGTTGGCTGCACATGTTGCGTTCATCGCTGCATGGACGGCGGCAACCGCGGACCAAAAGAGTGCTGCCCTGGTCGAAGCATCGGACAATATAGATGTGCTGCCCCTGAAGGGCTGCAAATATGCGGACGATATCTCCCAGCTCCGGGCATTCCCCAGGTATCCCGACAGAGCGGGGCAGGCCATTGGCGGAGATGAAACCAACTTCCAGAGCGACATAGATTACTCGGCAGTGCCACAAGAAGTCCTTGATGCCTGCTGCCTGGAAGCTCTGGAGATCCTGAAGCAGGGGGCTTCAGGCCGCAAAGATCTGCGAGAGCAGGGCGTCAAGCAGTACTCAATAGGCGGAAAACTCTCGGAAACGTTTGACGAGGCTCCCGTGCCCAAGCTCCTCTCCAGAAAGGCACGAGATAAGTTGCGATTCTGGATAGGCAGCTTGGTCGAGGCTGTATGAGTGGTCTGCTGAGCCCCTATCTGGACATGTTGGGAGAGTCTGTCACATGGCGCCAGAGGATGGGCGTAAACCAGTACAATGAACCTACGTATTCTGATTCTACTATCACTGTAATCTGGTATGATGATGAGAAGACGATCCGGACTGCAGAAGGCGAGCAATTCCAGCAGCTCGCCTACATCCAGACAACTGCATTAATTCAAAAGGGAGATGCAATTATCCGGGGCGACTATACCTGGCCCATCAAAGGCATCCAGAAAACACCTACACGTGAGGGCGAGCGATTCAGAATGGGGAACCTGGGAGAGAGGCAGATATGAGTTTGACTGAGATCATTTACAACGCTACAATTGGCGCTTTCGTCCAGTACGGGAAGAATGCGGCAGGCGAGCTGAAAGCGATACTGACAGACGATGAGGGCCGGGTCCAGGTCGATATCATCAGCGCGTCCATCCCTGGAAGCACCTCATTCACATCCGGACAAAAGACAGTCACCGCAGCCGGTACGGCGGAAGCGATAGGGGGAGATGTGGACTGTCTGGAGCTGTACGTGGTGGCTGACTCAGAAAATGCAGGCAACATCTATCTCGGCGGATCAGGTGTGGACAACACATCTGGAAAGATCCCTCCTGGGGGCATCATGCCATGCGGCCCGTGCAACCTCTCAGAAGTTTACATTGATGCTGATTACAGCGGCGAAGGCATCAGCTACTTCCTGGTGGGTGAGTAGAGTGGTAACGGTCGTGTGCCCGGTATGCGGGAGATCATTTGGGTGGGAACTGTTCGCAGGAGAAGCGGTTGAGTCTGCATCATCTACGTCATCCGTCGTAGCACCGGTTGACATCGAAAAACTTGTGTTGGCCGATGTAACTGCAGGGGCAATAACACTCACCATGCCTGATCCCGTCGCGTGCGAAGGCAAGAAGATCATGGTAAAGAAAGTCGATGCCTCTGAAAATGCAGTCACGATTGCGCCACATGCATCTGAAAAGTTCGTCGATGATGTGGACTATGACAGCATAGCGCTGGAGAATCCGGGTGATCAGGCAGCGTTCACCTCGGACGGCGTCAACTGGTTCATTACCACGAGGCTGTGAAGATGAATTGGGTATTATATACAATTATACTTGATATAGCATCTATATTTGCATCATTGTATATATTGTGGCTCAATAGACAATTAAACATGAGGCTGGACGCACTTGCCGAAAATCGAATGGAATGGAGATAGGCTCGCGGCGGCTGCTCAGCAGGCCGCCATCGAGGCATCCAGGATGCATGCGGAAGTAGTGTCTGGCGAGATGGTTAATCGCTGCCCACTTGAAAGCAGCCAGACGCGAGGCTCCAAGACGGTGACTGATGTCCCAAATGGTGCTGAAGTATCTTTTAGCTCGCCTCAGGTTGTCTGGCTGCACGAGAGCCAGAATTACACGCCGTCGCATGCGGGCACCGGGCCAAATTTTGTGAGAGGGCCGCTCTTGGAGTCAGAGGATAAATACCACACGGACGTAGCCGCGGCGCTGAAGGCTATTTTGGAGTAGCTTATGGATATATGCTTTTGGGATGAGCTTCTGCAGGGCCTCAGTGCCGCAGATCTGGACTGGCTTGCAGCTCGCATACAACGCCGGAAGGCGTCGCTCCATCCAGAAATAATAGCCCGGAAGACAATAATCAGAAAAAGGTGAATCGTAAATGAGAGATATGACATCAGAAGCCATTTCGCCAAGTCTGTTGAAAAATTTTGTGAAACGTCCTATACCTATCCAAGCCATCCAGATGCATGAGCCCTTCGTAGTAGATACGCTGGAAGGCAGACACACTGGCAATGCAGGAGACTATCTCGTGATCGGTATCCGGGGCGAGAGATATCCTGTGAAGGGGGATATCTTCGAAGAGAGTTATGATGAGGTAGAGTGATATGGAAATTGACCTAACCCAAGGACTTGAGGTCGGCGGCGCACTGATAGCAATAGTCGCAGCCGGGCTCGGAATTCAGAAGGGTAGCGCCAAGTGGAATGCTGCCAAAGAGCTGATCAGTGACGTGGCCGATTTCGTAGCCCGCGCCTATCAGGTGCCAGAGCTGAGGACCAAGGCCCAGGAAATTTGGACAGATATTGGCGACTTTTCGCCGACATTCAAGGCAATCCTCTGCATGAAATCGAGTCTGGCCGAAGCTACGAAGTCTGAAGAGAAGGTGAGCTAGATGGACTTTTCAGAGGCTCTAAAGGCCTTGAGGGAAGGCTGCCGGGTGACGAATCGCAATTGGAACGGAAAGGAGATGTATCTCGCTATTCAGCCGACATATGATGGCGGCGAAAGTTCTGCCCAATACATCTACATCCAACTGCCGAAGGATCATCCCACATATCCAGGTGTGCGCGTTCCCTGGACTCCTTCGCAGCTCGATCTGATGTCAGAAGGCTGGAAGATATGCGGGCCGGTGGTGGGCTAGATGTTGGAAATTCTCGCCTTCATCGGCCTGGCAATGGCATTCATCTGGCTGGCAATGAGGTTCCGAGAAGTCGGGCCTCTGACGGAGGAGCTGCAGAAAACCAGGGAAGAAAACCTGAAACTCCAGAGTGAACTTCAGCAAACCCGCGAGGCCCTTCGCTCCTGCCAGAACGCTATCGAGAATCATTAGTCCTGCCGGACGGAGGCAGAATGAAAATATTTTCTCCTGAAGATATCAGGAAATACTTTTACGCTTCATGCTTTCTAGCGATATTCTGCCTCACCCTGGCAATTATCGCTATTGGTGAATCCGGGCAGGCGAATGTAATTCAACAGTCCATCATGGGTCACGGGGACCTCTATACCAGGCACGACTCCAGAAGCGCCTCGGACCTGGTAATATCAGACAATGCCACGGTAGTCTATCAGGGCTCTAGGGACTGGGAAGGCGACGAGCAGACCTTCAGATCCAGCTACATTGTATCCGGTGCCAAAGGCGGATACCAAAACCAGTATGTCGTGAAAGCGTCCGGCGCGGGCTACAAGCATGAATACCGGGCAACAAAGATCATGGGCGACTTCAGCGGCTCATCTGAGATATCCCTAACTGTGAATGACGATGGTGCCGAGAACCTGGATAGCCTCATTCTGATGGATGGAAATGCTACCTTCCAGGGCAGGATCCACAACGGGCAATCTGGAAAGCCCCTCGCGGAAGAAGAGTTAGACGCCGTGGGCAAGTTCGTCTTGCGGAGCTACCTGAACATTTCAGAAGAAATCGAGACGCCCGACAATTGGCTCGGATTCTGCGACTCGCTGAATCGAGATATGATACTGGCTGATGAGGTTGGCGCTATCTATGTGCTGCCTGAAAACAATAGCCGCTACAACTACGGCTATGATGTCGAGAGCAAGACGATAATCCCACAGCTCAACGTCACGAGGTAGCATGATGGAAGAAGAAGCCGCGGCAGGCAGCCTGGTGCTGCTCATCCTCTTGGTGCTGCTGTACTTCGCTACTCCGTGGCTCTATTGGCCGAGGTAACATGAGCGTCTTAGAGGATATTGCTACACTATTGAACTCGCTGGGTATTGGAGTCTATCCCGGCACTTCCAGCACTAGGACCATCCATCTAGCGGAGATGCCGGATACCCCGGATCTCTGCATATGCCTCTATGCCAGGCCTGGCAGGGCCAAGGAGATGCGCTTGGCCCTCGAGTATCCAGAGCTGCATGTCGAGACCAGGGCTGCCACTTACAGCGCCACTCAGACCAAGGCAGAAGCGATCGATGTAGCTCTGCATGGCCAGCATGACATTGCTTTATCTGGCCACCAGTACCTCATTATCCGGGCACTGGGGGTCCCAGCCTTTCTGGAGAAAGACGGCAGGAACCGAATAATATTCTATCAGAACTTCACGATCCAGAGGAGCCCTTAATTTTATCAACAAATTAATTTTTCTAATAATAGTTTTCGTAGATATTTATAGTAGGTGGTAGTGTGGTTTCTGGTGCTGTTGGTGGGCAAAGCGCGACGCTTTGGCTGGGCGAAAATGTTGTCGCCGAATGGACCAAAGTCGATTTCGACGGCAAAGGGAAGATGATCGACGTAAGCTCTGTCGAAAACGCAAACTTCGAACAGTTCATTGCCGGGAAGAGAGGCGCAACACTGACCATAGAAGTGCTCTTTGTCCCCGGCGACGTCGTGGGCCAATTTGCTCTTATGAATGCGTGGCTTACAGATACTCTATTGGCAGACGGCACCATTCCAATGCTGACAAGGGCGAGCGGCGGGCCGAATATCAGTGGCAACGCTTATGTCGAGAACTTCGAGTGGAAAGCACCAGACAACGAAAAGCAGACGGCTACTTTTACACTACGCTTCACGGGTTTTAATGGGATATGCTGGCATTAGGAGATGATATTATAATCAAAACTAAAATCGTGTGTTGCTGTCATAAGCGGATAGATCCAAAGTTCGCTTTCGACTATATCCTTCCGGCTCTAGCAAATGCTCCGGAAGATATTGAATTGGCCTTCCAGACGGCGATGGAAGCTCTGATAGATCGCAGCCGTTCGATCCATGCAACGAAAGCTCTGGAAGAAGGCTATGATGTCCTGGTCTTCATCGACGATGATATCCGCTTCCGAGCAGAGGACCTCTATCAGCTCATCCGAGAAGCCCATGAGCGGAAAACTGTGGTAGGCTGCCTCTACACCAAGCGAAAGCATCCTATTGAGTTGGTTGGCTGCCCACTAACAGGTCCGCAGGATCTCCAGATAGGAGGAGACGGAAAGATTCAGGAAGTCAAGTACGTAGGAACCGGCCTGGTAGCCATCCCGCGGCTCGTCCTGGCTTCGTTGGCCGATGTCCTTCCAAAGCTCCGGACAGGGGCAATTCTGGAGGGCGGCGGAGAGCTGCATATCTGGCCGTTCTTCATGCCGATGGCCCGGAATGGGATCTACCTCTCAGAAGACTATGCGTTCTGCCAGCGGGCCATAGATGTGGGATTCCACATCTTCGCAGACGCCAGGATTATCCTGGGCCACGTCGGGGAACATGTTTACAGTGCCCTCGACTGCAAGAAATAATTACCACATTTTTATAGATCGGCTTTAGGGCCGGTAAGTCATAACTTTGAGGTGCAAAAATGACATCAAATGCTATTAGTGGCAGTGCCGGGGTCTTTGCTCTCGGAAGCAATGCCGTGGCTGAATGGACGAAGGTGGACTTCGACGGCAAAGGAAAGATGATAGATGTATCCTCTGTAGAGAATGCCAACTTCGAACAGTTCATAGCAGGGAAGAGGGGTGGCTCTATCACAGTGGAATGTCTATTCGTGCCTGGAAACACGAGCGGCCAATTCGTGCTCATGAATGCATGGCTGAACGCTACCAAGCTTACCAGTGGCACCGCGCCGAAGCTCTCTCGATCGAGCGGCGGGCCGAACCTGTCGGGGGATGCCTTTGTCGAAAACTTCAAGTGGGGCGTACCGGACAACGATAAGCAGACAGCGACCTTCAACTTGCGCTTCACCGGCAACATCACATACAGCGCCACGTGAGGAGGCTGACCTATGACTTCTGAAGCGGTCTCCTCGCTCTTGGCCGCTCTTTATTTGGTCGATCCGGATGCAGTGTCTACTCCGTTCACGACTATCGCACTAGTCGATGCTGGGGACCACCTGAATTATCAGGCTGCCTGGGGCTCGCGCCGGTGGGATGACCGGGAGACGCTGACTGTCAAAAAGAATGGGACGACCATCACAACCGGCTTCACGGTGGACTACTTGTCAGGGCGGGTCACATTCTCCTCAGTCAACTTGGTTACAGACGTGATCACGGCCACAGGCGAGAAGCTCGCCCTGGTGGAGGTTGCGGATCTCCGGGGGAATTCATTTGAGGGGTCGGCGAAAATGCTGGAGTCATCCACTATCAGGGATCAGTTCGAGCAGTACCTCCCTGGAAAGAAGAACTGGAAGCTGTCTACGGATCTGTGGTTCGTGGACGGCACCTACTGGGAGTACCTGGCTGCTGGCCGGATGGTGGCCGAGATATTCTATCAGTACGATAACTCGGTGAAAAAGTGCCTGGTGGGATATGCTCAGATCGACGGGGTGAACTGGTCAGTTCCTCACGATGGCCTGCAGACTTCGAAGATCACTCTGCAGGGCTCCGAAGGACTAGTATGGGACACGAACTAATCGGAGTCGCTAGACTCCGGTAATTTTATATTTTCATAATGGGAGGAATACTACAATGGTAAATGAAATTTTGGTGCTGGAAATGGATGAGCCTAGGGAACTCAAGTGGACATTCGACGCTATCAAGAAATTTGAGCAGCGATCTAAGGCAATCCTGACCAGGTTGCATGTAACGATTCCGAATATCGTCAAGATCGATGGGCGGGCGGTCGAGGCCGGAACAGTGCCGATCGCAAATGCAACTGCATTGAGGATCTTGGGCGACTTCGTGAAGATGGCCGAGATCCTGGAGGTTGCCACTGCCACCGCGACCGGATTATCATATCTGGAGGCGAGGGGCGAACCATCGCCAGCCGCCAAAGCCATCGACGGCTGGATGTCAAAGGGAAACAGCCTGGATGATCTGGCTGAGACGCTGTACGGCGAATTCTTGCGCGCCAGTAACCCTTTGGCTTTCGCCCGGTGGCAGGAATCCAGAAAGAAGCCGGAAGCAGTGACAGAGTAGAAGAAACCTCACAATCTTTTTGGGACACGGTATATCACATCGCATTCGCCAATCTTGGCCTGATGCCAGATCAGCTCGATCGGCTCACACCAGGCGAACTGTCTTCTCTACAAGAACATTGGCGACTACAGCACGAGTGGGAACGAGAGCAAGCTGCGTTCTCCGGTTATTGCGCCGGGCTCGCTTTCGCTATGGCCTGGAACGGGGATCTGAAAGGCTTCGATAAATTCTTTATAAAGCCTGTGCCGAACGAGCCACCTCCCAAGAGCAGAGTCGAGAAGTTCCGGGATGACTGCAAGCTGATAGGCCTGAAAGCAGGCCAGCTCACCGATGGGCAGCTTGCATTGACTTAAATTTTTTGTACTGATAATAAATTAACGATCTTAACAATGAACTTTCGATATTAGCGGAGCTACTAAATGACCGAAGCTGGCCGAATTACTGCTTTAATAGATGGGGATATCTCCGGGCTATCCTCCGCCCTTAATCAGGCCAGGAGCCAGGCAACATCAGCCGTTTCTGGAATCGAGGGAGATTTCAAGAAGGGCTTCGGCTCCGGCCTGCAGTCGTCTATATCCGGCGTCACTTCATCAATGGGGCCGCTAGGCTCGGCCATTTCCGGTGTCACTGGCGGGCTTGGACTAGCGGCTACTGCAGGGCTGGCCGGCGTCGCCGCACTTGGCGCTCTCGGTGCCCAGGCGGTCAGTACAGCAGCCAACTGGGAAAGCCTCATGGCCAGCGTCAGCAAAACCACCGGCGTCGAAGGCTCCGGCCTGGATCAGCTTTCCAGCGATCTCCAAGAGATCCGGATGGAGACCGGGGCTACGGCTGAAGAGATTGCCAATGCAGTCACTACGGCGGGCTCTGTGGGCATCCCAAAAGAAGAGTTAGCCGGATTTTCTGAAGTAGCCCTCCAGATGGGCTCGGCCTTCTCCATGTCGTCCGATGCTGCTGTGAGCGGAATTTCAGCCATCGGAAACTCGGCCAAGGACTCAGGCACGTCATGGACGGATTTCGCCACACAGGCAGGATCATCGGTCAACGTACTGGCCGACTCCATGAGGACCAGCGAAGAGCAGATCCTCACCGGAATGACCCACCTGGGCGCTACGATGGGCCTCCTCAAGCCTCCTGAGGATACCGTTCCTGCCTGGATGGCTCTCGTGGCTACTGTCCAGAGTCTCGGCCTAGCCGGGGATCAGGCAGGCGAAGCAATCCAGGATGCCCTCACATACGCCGCCAAGAACGCCGAAAGCAAAGATCTTGGCATCGATGTGGCCGGGTTGCTTGGAGTATCTGAGCAGCAACTCCAGCTCGATCTTCGGACTAATGCCCCGGAAGTCTTGCAGGACGTAGCCACGGCCATAGCGGATTTGCCGCTAGAAGATCAGGCCGCCGCAATGGCCATGTTCGGCAGCACTGGCAGCAAGGCCATTGCGTTGTTGATGGGTGACCTCGACAAATCCACCGGCAAATTCGACAAGCTCGGAACGGCCATCGAGGACTCCAACAAAGCATGGGCAGAGGGCACCAGCCTATCAACCGCATATGCCGCGTCACAGGAGACCTTCAACGCCGCAACTGACCGGCTGGGAGCCTCCCTGGATGTCGCCGGCCAGAAGCTTGGCACGGTATTCCTGCCAGCTCTCACCTCGGGGGTTGGCGTGCTGGCGGACGGCGTAGATCTGCTTATTGGGTTCGGAGAGGCCGCCAGCAACCTATTCACATCCGATTTTTCCGGGCTGTGGGGCTCAAACAAAGAGGACATGTACCAAGGGATCGTCGACAAAAAGCGAGCCGCGGAAGCAGGCGAGGAAGTAGGCGATGCCATTGGGGAAGGCGTCGAAGGCAGCGATCTGGCCGAAGCCCCTGGAAAGACGTTGAGCAGTTCCGACGCTAAAGATGCAGTAGGTGACGCCGCAAAGGAGTCTGCCAAGGAGTTCTCAAAGGAGTGGCTCGAGGAATTCGAGACGCAGCAGGCAGACAGGGAGATAGCCAAGATCCTGGCCAGGTCCGGAGCCCTCTCTCAGAACAAGGGCAACGTCTCCGGGTATGTTAGCACATCGCTGGAAAACGGCTTGGACATCAACGTAGCCTATCAGGGGAACGGCAAGAGCATAATGTCACGGCTCTTCATAGACGGCCAACAGATAGGAGACGCGGTCTATGGGGCCAACCGAGAAAAATCTATCCGGAAGTTACTGGAAGGTTCCGGGCTGGGATACGATCAAGGCAACGTCCTGGATTTAACTGGGAAGGCCGGGGAAGCTGCTATTTGGCGGCTCAACCAGTCCCAGGATGTGATCATAGATTCGTATCTCGACATCTCTGCCAGCATGAAGAGCGAGCTGGAAGGGGCCGGGCAAGAGATTGGAGATGCATTCGCCGAAGGCATAGTACCGGATATAGCCGCAATCGAATCTCGACTAGAGAATCTGCGACGGCTCAAGCTCTACGATCCGGAAGAAGCCAAGAAGCAGGGTGCAGACAACGCCATCGCCTATCTCGACGCCCTGGGCAATGCGGTCGAGAGCTATGACAAAGCCAAGCTGCAATACATAATGGATCCAGATAACGAGAAGGCAAAAGAGGACCTCCTCACGGCACGAGATAACCTACAGCAAATTTTAGATCAGAATCCGCTAGAAGTCCCGGTAACAGGGGACTTCAGCATGTTCAACACTGCCATGGACAACGTGGCAGGATCGGTCGATCTTGCAGACATTCTGGCCGATCCATCGAAGTTCAAAGAGCAGGTCATGAATATACCAGAATTCATGGAGAACACGTTCCAGCCGAAGCTGGAAGATCAGATCGATTTCTTCAAAACACAGTGGCATAGCGGCATAACTGGTGCACAACAGGAGACTGAAGATTTCCTGCAGGGTATGCTCAAGGCTGCTAGCGAAATGCCCAGCCTCTTTAAGATCGACCAGCTCAACATACTTTACGCATACAAACTAGGACTCATCGATACGAAAGCAGCAATAGACGCCCTAGCAAACAGCACAAAAGAAGCATCTACCGAGACGAAAAATCTCAACGTTGGTTGGAACGCACTTCAAAACACTCTTAAAGACGATGACGGCTGTGAGTGCGTGCTTTCGGATTTCGCTAAGTGGCAAGAGGCACAGACAGACCTCTTCCAGGGAGCATATATCGGGCCAGGAGGCTCTGCGTACCTCACCTGGAAACAGAACTATATGACTGCGATTGCAGAGACCCAGGCGGCCATGAAGGCCGTTGGGGGCGCGGTCTTGGGCCAGGACTACACTCAGCAAGTCCAAGAGATCAAGACAAAAGTATCAATAGATACTACAACGGCCAAAACCGACCTGACAACATTCGTAGTAGAAGTCGAGAAAGAGCGCATGATGCCGCTCAAGATCGACGATACTTCGGCAAAAGCAACCATTGCGGGAATCGACGAGGCGGCCAGCAAGCCAGTCACCAAGATAGTCTACGTTCAAGAAGTAAGCAGCGGCTCTGGTGGCTCCTCGACATATACTCCAAACAAATATTATGGAAATTATGGCCACTGGTATGACCCAATTGGATTTGCCAATGAAGGGTACATTGCTTCACCGACATTGGCAATAGTCGGAGATCGACCTGGTGGGGAGTATGTCGTCGGGGCCGCGCGGTTCGAGGCCGCAGCGTCCCGAATTAACAACAAGAGTGACATCGTGATCAACTACAGCCCGATGATCAATGGCTCTAACCTTTCTGCAGATGAACTTTCTCGAATCTTAGAAGAGCACGATGAAAAACTGATAGCCAAGATTGCAGAAGCAAAGGAGTGGTCTTGATGTACTTCAAGACGGATTTGCGTCTAGCGAAGTGGGTCACGAGCGCCCCGCAAAACTCATATGAGCAGACATATGTCAATTCACTTACAATCTTCAACGGCAAGCTCTATGCAGGAACGTATCCAAGTGCTCTGCTGTTCGAATGGAACGGCTACGATGCGTGGGTATTAAGAGCCGATCCCTTTGGCGGTGCCGTAGGTGGCGAAGACGAAATCAATGCACTTGCAGTTTTCAATAACAAGCTCTATGGAGGATCGTCTCCGAGCGGAAAGTTAGCAGAGTGGAATGGTTCCAATGCATGGGTTGAGAAAGCGCCTCAGTTGGGCAGTGAAACCTCCATCAAGTCGATGGTCGTCTTCAATAACAAGCTATATGCAGGGACGTATCCAAGCGGCAAGCTCTTCGAATGGAATGGTTCCAATGCATGGGTTGAGAAGGCTGCACAGCTTGGTAGCGAAATATCTGTTCGATCCCTCGTAGTTTTCAATGCGAAGTTATACGGAGTGGCTGGAGGGAAGCTCTATGAGTGGAATGGCAGCAATGCATGGGTCCAAAAGGCCGCAACTCCGGGCGGCGAATCTGACATATATGCTCTGATAGAGTTCAATGAGAAACTCTATGGAGGAGGGTACGCAACAGGAAAGCTCTTCGAATGGAATGGTTCCAATGCATGGGTTGAGAAGGCTGCACAGCTTGGTAGCGATGGAATCCGTTCTCTTGTGGTTTTTAAGGACAAGCTTCTAGCAGGCACTTGGTATTACAACCTGTATACAGGTTACGGTGGCAGGCTCTTCGAATGGAACGGATCCAATGCTTGGCTGGCGAAAGCACCGCAGTTAAATGATCAAGTTGAGATCCTTTCTCTTGCTGCAGTCCCTGATGATGAACTGTATGCCGGCACGGCCCCACAGGGACTGCTCTTCCAGCTCGACTGGGATCGGCGCAAAGCCGAAAAGTCCGACACAGGTGTGAAAATCTACGTGGCCCCGCCAGAGACAATTTGGGATGAGGCCACATTAGATCTGCACAGGATCTCGCCACTGTCGTTCAAGCTGACAGAATATCGACAGGAGGATAAAATCAAGCCAAGAGAGCTGGACCTCACAACAGACCGACGAACGCCAGTCTCCCTCTTCTCGCGGGTGCTCGTGGTAGAAGCGGGCAAGGTCAAATTCAATGGCTTCGTAGAGCGAATTACATCTGCGACGCTTCTAACGCGCAAGTTTGTTTGTAAAGGGAACGAGGCGTTTTTAGCCGGGCGATACATGCCTAAAGTATCATATCGTGGTGGGCCGACTATCAAATCAACGATCGAATCGATGATCGACTATGCAAATGCTTATTGGCCACCAGGCACCCCTTACCAGATTTATGACGAATCTAAAAACATTATTCTCCTTAAATATATAGATAGCTATGTAGATGTGACGACCTGCACCGGCCTAAGTGTGATAAGCGATGCAACTGTCAAACTGGCGAGGCGCAGCGCCCTCTCTGACCTCCAGACATACGATAATAGCTACTATGTAGATACTGCGAAAAACCTGTATATTCGAGTCACAGACTCGAGCTGGTACAGCGTAGGGGGACTACTCGCATGCAATGCATTCGAGACTTTCTGCCGCATAGGCAATGTTGATGTCTATTGGAATAGGTATCTGAGGGGCGTCCTTTTTTGCGACCTGGACGAAATCTCCACGTTAATCGCAAGGGTTGTGAAGCGCCATTATTACTACATCAATCTGCGGGATGACCTGAACTACACCTATCTGGATCTGTCCCTATCGGCGAAGCGGTCCACGAATGCAGTTCTTCGTGAACAGGACATACTCGAGTACTCGCTCACTTCGGCGTCTAAGCCACCCATACAAGGCGCAATCGTTCGTGGTGCAGGGTATCAATTCGCCTCGATGCTAGACGCTAGAATGGGTTCGAAGTATTTCAGATTGCAGGAGTACTCAAATACATTCAGGCGAGATTTAGGCATGCTAAAATCACTCGCATCTGACTATTTTAATCAGCAGAATGAGGGGGACACAATACAGATTAAGACCCGGCCTGAAATCCTCCGAGGTATCCGGGCAGGGGATGTTGTCTCGCTCTTCCTGGATAACGAGCCATTAAAGCGCCTACAGATTGCAAAAATTACCAATTCGGATGATGTGGGGCGTGTGCTGGAATTAGGGACGAGAATCCCGGGCTTGACTGATATGTGGGGCGAAGCGCTAGATGTTTTGGATGACCGCCCGCTTTACACCATCCTGCCAGCATTCTCTAAGTCAATTACATTCAAGCCAAGAGATACATCACACAACACATGCACCAAGGGAAGTGTAACACTCAACTTCCCTACAGGGATTCTAGGACCCAATGGAAAGCGCTTTCTCGCACTTCTGGACCTAAGTCTCTCGCTGCAATATCCTGAAGCCGCGAGCGATGCACCGTGGGACATAAAGGTGACGGTGAATGGCAAAAGTGGCGATTGGGGTCATATGCCTGCCGTATCGCTCGACGAGGGGCTCAGCGAGGTGGATATCACTGACTTAATAATCGAGGGTGCTAATACTATCGAGATAATTGCCCAATATTCAGATAACTTCTCAAACAGCCACGGCGGATGTAATGCGGGCGAAATGTTTCCTAAACTAGATTGGATTGTGGGTGATGAATGGAATGGCCACCCAGACATAACCGCAAGCGTCTCTATAAATTTCTATAGGATGAATTATTAATGAAGCCACCTTACTGTGAAATTCATGGCCTGATCTGCACTGATGTCATTTCGTCGATCGACATCGATGGAGCAGATAAAAAAATCTCGTCCCAAGCTCAGCCAGGGCAACGCTTGGGGGAGATCCAGGAGCAAGGCAGGAATCCACGAAAAATAACATTAAATGCTAGATTTTTGACGGAAGAAGATCTAGATGACTGGGTGGGACATATTAACTCCGTTCCGGAAGACTGTGAAGCATACCTATTCCGAGACGATCGGTGTGTCTATATAAAGTCCGCATTTGCACAAGTCAACAATCCCGAAGTGGCCATCATTAGTGGGCAGGCGACTACATTCTTCAGAGGGAAGGGCGTACTTCACGCCCGCGAGTCATGGATGTATGGAGCGGAGAAGGGCATACGCTACGAAAGTCCGCACGCATTGCCGATCACTATAAGCGGCCTGGAGCACGAAGGAACGGTTGAGAGTCTGACGTGCCTCGACAAGCTGACAGTTGTGGGGCAATACATATCCAGCTATGTCGAAAACCTTGCACTTACCTGCACACCCTTGGGCGGAGTAGCGAGATCGCTCATCCTTAACACCAAACTGATGAGGGGTGATCTATTCGAGGTGGATCGCTTCGGAAATGTCGAACATAGCTACGAGAGCAAGTTCGACTGCGACATATCCGCCCTGCAAAGTGACCTTCAGGGAGCCACCTATCTAGCTTATTGCACAATTTCAAATGGAAAGTTGACAATCAGCGGAGCAGGTAAATGTATCTTTCCGTTCTATGGGCCGCTTCCAATCAGTGCCGAGAAGCCATACATAGATTTAGATATCTTCGCATTAGGAGCATATGCTCCCACACTCGTGTCCGGAGTCGAGAGTGATCTTTCTGATCTGGTGGAGGTCCCCATTGATTTGCAGGTCGGGACGAACCGTGTTTACATCCCCGACCATGAAGGCGACTCAGATCTGTTCATGGGCTTCATAGAGCGCCGATGCTGGATCACTGCTGCTAATATGAATTATGCCGTGGGTTATACGGCAGGTAAGGGGAATGCGTCAAATGCTATTTGCATGGGGGGGTACTTTGGTGGATATAGCAAAAATTATACTCAGGTATTCAACGGCACCACATGGTCAACTGTGAATGCCATGACAAATGCGAGGCGGATGCATGCAGCAGGCGGCAGCCCCTCGAATGCTATCTGTATGGGTGGAATAAAACCTTCTATAAATTATATGGATCTTGTGGATTGCTACAACGGCACTGCCTGGAGCGCTGGGGGGAATCTGACAACTGGCCGGAATGGCCCAGCCGGTGGCGGGAACTCTTCCGGGGCCATTTGCATGGGAGGGAAAACCTCAGACAGCAGCCCATATTACACTGCAACTACTGAAGAGTACAACGGCACTGCCTGGAGCGCTGGTGGAGCAATCGGAGACGCAAAAACTCAGCTGGGGGGGGGCGGAAATGTCATATCCGCAATGTGCTGCGGTGGCTATGACCTCTATTCAGTGTATGCAAAACATGAGATATACAATGGATCCACGTGGCAGCAGGCTGGAAACCTATCACAAGCAAGATCTAACCTCGCAGCGGATGGTGATAGTGGCAGTGGGATTGCCATGGGAGGGGATGCCGGCAACCCGGTGGGCACGATGGAAGAGTATGATGGCACCGCTTGGTCAGCTGGAGGCAGCAGTCTCATAACAGCCCGCTATGGTCTTGCTGGTGGCGGCACATCCATAAGCGCTATTTGCATGGGCGGGGTGACGCCTACTGGAATCAATTTAGGAGCAAATTATCACGCAAACACCGAAACATATGGTAGAAATGGCAGCATGACACTCAATAGCATCAAAGCTGTCGTAAAGCGGTACATCGATCCTGCGATCCTTCCCACCGTCGACCCGGGAGATACTTTCTCACTGAAGCTCGACAGTGATGGGGCCGAAGAGCTGACATATTTAGAGCTATACTTCCGCGATGCATGGTGGTTCTGAATGATCAGCAAGTTCGTAGAGAGAGACGAGGGAACAATAATCCTTCATTGCGGTGCATGGACCTCGGGCCGTATTTATTCTCTCTGGAATATTGTAACAAATGGTGGAATGAGCTATTATTGCAAGCTCGGCCACGTCGCCTCATCATCCAAGGCACCTGGTTCAGGTGCCTCCTGGACGACCTACTGGGAGCAGTGGGGGCCTGCGGGCAATGTCTGGGGCAACAAGGCCTTGAACATCATCTTTGATGGCGGAAGAGTAGCACTGATCACGGGGATCAAAGCAATGGTGGAAGTCCCATTCGCCATGAGGATTACATCTGGCAAATTATTCTCTCTTGATGGAACATCCGGCAGCATCTTCGTTGATTTATGGGCGGATAGTTACGCCAACTTTCCGCCTACTGTAGCTGATAAAATCCAAACATTTTATTTTTCGAACACTACGAAATCATCGACGAGCGTGAACCTCCCATTCGCCGCGGGAGATATTATCCTATTCTACGTCAGCAGCGTCACGAGCATCAAATTGGCTTGTTTATCGTTAATGCTGGGTACACGATGAGTAAAAGTCTTGAAGTTTATAAAGAAGCGCTGGAAAAAATTGAGTCCAGCGATGTACTGAATCCTGAAGAGATGCTCCGGTTGGAAGGGCTCACTGAGGAGCTTAAACATACCGTGGCAACACAGACAATCTACAGGACGCCCACGGAGGCACTCACCAGCGTCCTGAATCATGTCAAACACCCCACTCCCGCAAGCAAGTATCACCAGGCAAAACTTGAGCAGCTGGTGATGTTTCAGAACCTCATGAGCCTGTCTTTCGACTACAGAGAGGCTCAAATCGACCTTGTCGAGAACGAATCCTTGCAAAAGGATGCAACTGGCTTCGCACTGGAGCGGCTTAAGGTCAATCATGACCGGCTCATGTATCGACTTTCCTGCATGAGGAATGAGGCCAAGGAGCGGCTCCGAGAGATAGAGATGTGGAGCGATATCAAGACCCAGCTGGGTGCTGCAGCTCCATTCGACCACGACGACAAGGACACAGATCAGCTCCAGTCCTTGACCTTGCGATATCTTCAGGAGTTGCCGGCAGCCGTCCGGGCCGGGAACGACGTCGGAGGGGCCATCAACATAATAGCGCAATCTGCAACCATGCTGTCCGAGTGCGAGCGGCGGAAGATCCCGCTGCCTCTGAAGCTGGTTGAACGCAGCAAGAGGTTGCTGAAGGGTGCTTAGGTGTATCGATGTGAATTTTTCAGAATAAATAATAGTCAAGGGATGAGATGGATATGGGATTTGCAACCGAAAGAGATTTTGAAACCGTATTGTCATTGCAGACGACTACCCGCCGCGAAAAAATAATCAAGCGACAGCTGGTAACAGAAGGCATTGGCATTTTAACTGCTGCGAGGGATGAACCGCAGACTGTGACCATAGATGACGGACCCGTGAATCCAGAAAATCCGGAAGGCACGCACAGCACCCACGAGATATCCGTCACAAATCCGATCTGGAGACAGTACGGATTCTCTAGTATGGAGGGGGCTCTGGCAATGTTGGCTAGATTCGAGGCGGGGGTGATCTAGGTGATCCCCGGACAGTATCTAACCACCCCTCTGGTGCATTCACTTTCTGCACAGGGGCTCGGAATCTATGCCCGCTCGGCCCCGCCGTATTTAGCAGGATCCAGCAATGCCGAGGAGAGGAGAACGCTGGTAATACCAGCAATGAAAGTAGCAATCGGCAGCCGAGGATATCACATTTCGATCGAGACGGAGCTTGATCTGAATGAAGCATCGAGCTGGGACTCGATCTCCCCCACGGACTACACAGCCCCACTGGGCCGGGCGGGCAAGGATGTCTACATATTCGCTTGCCAGCCTGCTGCAGGCCGACAGCCCAAATTCCTGTTGAGCTGCACTTCCGGGGCACCTAGCGGCTACACGACCAGTAACAGTAGAAAGATAGGTCGATTTCACTGCTTGCCCTACGTGACAGCTCCTACTTGGTTAGCAGATACTGTTACAACCCAGAATTATGTAGTTCAGCCAACCACTGCGGGGACAAATAAACTTCTCTACAAGTGCACAGCCCGAAGCGGAGACTACAAGACCCACGCCACCACAGAACCGACGTGGCCGACCACCGTAGGGGCCACGGTGGTGGACGATGCCATAACCTGGACCTGCGTAGCCAATGCTTGTCAGAATCTGCCAGGAGGGCATCCGTACAAAGAGTTTGAGGCTGGATCGATCATTTTCAATAGCATCCAAGATCTGATCGATATGCCATCAAGCGAGCCAGACGGAATGGTCAAGCTCAGCCGGACGCCTTATGACGGAAAACCTGCATTGTGGGTAGACATATACCTAGCGTCTGGGATCGGATCCACTTGCACGTCGGTCCACGGAGCCACGATCAAAGACTCCGCAACCTGGGACGCATTCGTAGAATTCGGGAGGTTGCAAGGCAAGCGCCTGCTGAGAGATGCGGAATTCCAGATAGCAGCCACAGGCGGGAATGAGCAGACGAACATAGCAGGCTCCGCCGATCCGGGAATTGTAACGTTCCCGCTGGACACCACGGGAATGAGTATGATCAGCCATTACGGCTGCATCGGCATGGCAGGAGTCATGCACCAGTGGCTAGACGAGCAGAGCTACAGGTTCGATGGCGCTGCAGCCCATACTCATCAAGTCACAGTCTCCGGAGAGGCGCAGACTGTGACCAGCGAAGCACCGTCTGCAGACGTAGCTCCAGCGTTTTCATACAAACCGATGTCATCGAAGGGCAGTCGATATACCCAGGGGACGTATGGAGACATAAAGCTGTTTGCAGGTCTGTCTTGGTCGTACGGTTCGTATTGCGGGTCGCGCGGTCGGTATCTGTATTTCTGGCCGTGGTGCGCGTTTTCGGATGTCGGCTGTCGGTTTTGCGCGGAGCCCGCTTGAGCGGTATGCGGAAGTCGAAGTTATGGTAACATAATCTGTTACGGGTTGCTCCGGTTAGCTGTATGCAGGTCTGAATTGGACGAACAGTTCGAATTGCAGGTCACGCAGTCAGAATCTGAATAACTGGCCGTGGAACACGAATTCGAATATCAGCTGTCAGTTTTGCACAGATCCAGGAAAAAGGGCGCGGATTGCTAACTCCTGGCTGAACCGGAGGACCTTGTCTGAAAAGACAAAACACAAAACGGAGGGTTTGGGGCAGCTAGTACCGAAAGAGAACGTTGCCCTGACCATAAATTATGAAACGACACGGCGATCTTTTCGACAATATATCTAGCAAGGAAAACATCCTGGGGGCTTATCGTCGATCCAGAAAGGGGAAAAACTGGCAAGACACGGTAAAGCGCTTCGATGCTAATGCAGACGCCAATTTGGAGCAGATCAGGCGATCCCTTATCTCAAAGAGTTTTTCAACCTCTGCCTACAAAGAAATGGTTATCCACGAGCCAAAAGAGCGCATCGTCTACAAGCTTCCATTTGCTCCTGATAGAATCGTTCAGCACGCGCTTATGAACGTATTGGGTCCCCTTTGGGAGAAAACATTCATTAGAGATTCTTACTCATGCCGGAAAGGCCGGGGGATCCACGCAGGAAGTCGAAGGACGATGGATTTTATAAGAGCAGTCGGGCCCCATGCTTATTGCCTCAAAATGGATGTGGCAAAGTTTTATCCTTCTGTGGATCACGATATACTATTTGATATAGTTCAACAAAAAATAAAATGCAAAGATACTCTTTGGCTGCTTCACGATATAATCTACAGCTTCCCTGGAAAAAAGAACGTTCCGATTGGAAATTACACAAGCCAGTGGTTCTGCAATTTATATCTAAATGAGTTAGATACATTCTTAAAACATCGCCATCATATAAAATATTATATAAGATATTGTGATGACTTCATAATTCTTCACGAAGATAAACGATATCTGAAACGTCTGGCAGAAGAGATTGAGCAGTTTCTCGAAGAAAGGCTCGCTTTAAAGCTGAGCAAGAACAGTATATTTCCGATCAAGCATGGGATTGACTTCCTCGGATATCGGCACTTTCCGGGGTACATTCTGATAAGGAAATCTACTGTGAAAAGGACGAAGCATAGGCTCAGTGCGCTGCCTGGAAAACTTGCCAGTGGCGAGATTTCTCTAGATCAATACCGTTCATCTCTCGCATCTACAATGGGGTGGCTCAAGTGGGCTAATAGTTATCACCTCAGAACTGCTTTAGGCCTGGATAAATTGCAGGAGGTCCTACACCATGCCTGACGAATATCCCCATTTCTCCGATTTTTCTGAGGACCAAGCACTCGATGGCGATAAGATCCGACTTGATGAGATCTTGAACAAGGAGATTCTTGTTCTTGGATTCAAGATCAAGAACAGTACTAAGAAATCAGGAACCCTCTATGTAACTATCCAATTCAAACTCGATGGAGTCAATCGAATTAGCTTCACCGGTTCCGAGGTGCTCATGGACCAACTGAAGCGCTATGAGGAGCACCTTCCATTTTATGCCATTATTAAGAAAATAAACCGCCATTATACGTTTTCATGAGGCAATATGGTCTGGACCACACGAGCAAACCTCAATACAGCTAGAGACGAGCTGGCTGGAGGAGGAAGTTCATCTGATGCAATCTGCATGGGCGGAGGACAAGATGCAGATCCATACTGCCGGGCGGTCACTGAAGAGTACAACGGCACGTCCTGGTCGGCTGGGGGGAATCTTGCTACGGCCAGGACGGGCCCAGCCGGTGGCGGGAACTCTTCCGGGGCTATCTGTATGGGTGGAATGGTGCCATTGGCCACTGCGCCCATGTTGGCCTCGACAGAAGAGTACAACGGCACTGCCTGGAGTGCTGGAGGGAACCTGGCAACTGCAAGATACTATCTGGCGGGGAGTGGAAATGCGTCCAATGCCATTTGCATGGGCGGATACTACTATGTAGAAGAGCCGGAAGAAGAGATGTACTTCTATGCGGTCACTGAAAAGTACAACGGCACTGCCTGGAGTGCTGGAGGGAATCTTGCTACGGCCCGCTATGGATTGGCTGGTGGCGGGAACTCTTCCGGGGCTATCTGTGCTGGAGGGTACATCGAGGCCAGCCCATCCTATTCTGCT